GCTTGTTTTGCCGCCGCTAACGCCGTTGTTGCTCTAGTTAAATCGTTGACGGTTTGGACGGTAGACATTAGAGTGTCGGTTATCTGTATCATTGTGTTTAATAACGCAACAATTTTTTCAAACTCTGAACTATCGGCATCGTTGAAAGTGTCAATCAAAGAGCCAAACGCACCGTGTAGCCTGTCAGCGGCGGTGGCTATCGATTTGATGTTGTTGTATATACCTTTATTCAACTCTTTCTGTAACTCCTTCACATCCTCTTTCACCTCGGCAATTTTCAACGCATCTTTCAAACTCTTTACCTTATCCATTTGGGTGTTAAGGTCGGCTAAAACTTCACTAGCTCCAGCGTCAAACATTCTTTTTAGCTCGTTATAGTTATCAGTTTGTATTTCTAACTCTGCCTGTATTTTTTGCCTGTCTGTTAGCTTGTAATCGAACGTTGTATCTCTTTCTTTAGGCGTGTAGGGTTTAAGGACTGGAAATTGTTTTAACAGGCTTTGATAGAATTGGTTATAGGCAGCGTCAGCACCTTTCAGTATAGCTATACTTTGCGCCGTGGCGCTTGCTAGTCTTGCCACCTCTTCCCGGTAACTTTGTAGTGACAAGTAACCAGCTTTCAGTTGGTTATCTAGTTTTTTCCTCTCGGTGTTGTAATCGAATTGAATCTTGTCTATTCCCGTGCGCTCGTGAGTTAAAGGGTTGTTTACTTTCGCCTTCAAATCTTTGAATAAGGTATCAGTTTCTGCCTTACCCCCTAGAATTGAACCAATTAATTGATACGCTGCCTTGTTTAGCCTGTCAAATGCTTCCTTGTACTCTTTTGTCGTGATAACGCCTGATTGTAGCTGATTTTCAAGTGCTTTTAAATCCTCTTGGTACTTAGTTGCTGCCTTGGTGTACGGGTCTTTCGGGTCTACCGTGGTGGTAGTGCTACCAGTTTTTTTAGGCGATTGAGCTAGAATCCTTTTGTACAGGTCCTCGTAATCGCTCGCAACCTTGTCGTAAGCCTTGCTAACTTCTTCAAGTTCTTGCCATAATAGATTAGCTTGCCTTGTTTCGATTCCGGTGAGATACTTAAATTGCTCTGCTATATTCAGTTTAGCGAGTTCCCAGCCTTGTTTCAGTGCGTTACCGCTGGCGATGTTGGATAATGTTTTCCCTCCTTCGTTTTTTATTTGCTCTTCTAACTCTTCTTTGCGGCTACCAAGTTCTATTTTTTTTGTTGCGAGATAGTCTAGTTTTGCCGCATTTTCCAACATCTTAATTCTTTCCCTTACTACCTTGTTTATGTCACCTTGGATAGTAAGTGTCTTTGAATCAATAGAGAAATTGGAATCCAATAGTTTATTAAGTTCCTCAACCGCTTTTTTTCTTTCAATATAAGAAGATTCAACGTTAGTAGCTATCCTTAACAACGTGCTTAGATTATCGGACTCGGCGGTACTGAAAGATTTAGTATTCAATTCCTTTGATAAATCGGAAAAGATATTTTTCACCCTCTTTGATTCGGTATACAGGTTTCGAAAATACCCGATTAATTCAACTATACCGCTTATTATCAGTGCGGGAGCGAATTTACGCAACGTTGTGTTTAAAGAGGTAATCAATTTAGCGAAGGACAATTGTATGTTAGCTGACAATTTAGCGAACATTCCCGTTGCTTCCGCCGCTGCCGTTTTGCTTTTTAACCTTATCTTGTCTATTCCCCTGTAAAACTTCGTTACCGTGTTAGTAACGAAGAATGCAACAACGGCTAGCAACGTTGTGAACACTCCTTGTATGTTGGTTTGCAAGGATTTAATTGCTTTCGTTGCACCGTCAACCAGTTTTTTATATAACCCGTCAACACCTGTACTTTTGGTAAACTCAGCAAAGGCGTTCTTTAACCTATTTATCGATGTTTCAATGTTATCCGTGTCTGCTTGCGGTATCAGCCCGTTTAACGCATCTGCGAACTTGGGTAACACGTCAGCACTCATCAACTTGCCTTTTTTCATAAGGTCATCCAATCCCGCAACACTGACTCCTGCGGCCTTTGCCATCGCTTGCATCGCAATTGGTAGACGTTCACCAAGTTGTCCTCTCAGCTCCTCGGCTTGTACCGTTCCTTTTGACATCATTTGCGTGATAGCCAAGAACATACCGTTTGTCTCGTCAGTACTTAGCCCGAAAGCGGTGCTTGCACGGGAAAGCGATTCAAACAACTTTTGCTGGTCCAGTAGAGCCATACCGCTAATATTTGCGGCAGCGGTAAACTTTGCGTAATTGGATGTAAGTGAATTTATTTCTACCCCGTACTTCTTTGACAAGTCAATCAAGAACTTGTTATTAGCGGCGAATTGAGCCATCGAGCCGCTAACGTTCTTTAGTGCGGTTTGCGCCTTGTTTGTAGCCCTTGCAACCTCTATCAGTTTACTGGCAAAATTGGATAAGCCAAGACCACCCGCACCGAGGGCAGCGGCGAAAGATAACACCTGCATTTGCAGCGATTTAAGCGCATTTCTTGCCCCTTTAGTACCTTGTTTGAACTTGTCGGCGAATAATTGAAGTGATACGGCGAATGTTAGTCTATTAGCCATTATTAGTAGTATTAGTTTTCATTATTTTATCTAACAATTCCTTGTTATCTAGTATGTTATCGAGCATTTTAACACCCTCTTCAACGTGTTTTTCCCGTTCAATCTCTTTCTCTTTCAATTCCCACGGGAACGGGTACAGGTCCGCTGGTGTCTTTAGTTTTTTGCTGTCAACGTGCGGCAAGATTGATATAAACGTCCACAACCTCTGTTCCTCCATCCTTTCCCGTTGTTTATCGTTTAACGCTTGGATGTATAGCGGTATATCGTTGAGTGATAACTCGTTCAGCACGTAATTTACATCTAATCCACCTTGGATAACTAGTAGTGCGGCGAGGTCTTTAACGTACGTCCCTCTACTTTCTTTCCCCTCTACCGTGTCACGTGTGTTTTCTTCCTCTGTACCAGTGTTTTTGAATTGATTGAAGACTTCGCAAACAGTTTGAAATTGTTCAAACAAGTTCTTGCTTATCTTCTTGCTATCAAGCAATTGTAGAAATTGCGAGTAGGTGAATTGACAATCGTTGTTGGAAAGGACGATACAATACAATAGCTTGCTCACGTCCTCCTCGCTCGTGTAATCGATTAGCGAGAAAGGTTTATTTGTTAGTTGCTCGAACTTGATAATTGATTTAATATTTAGCTTTATGTTGTAATTCATTATTTATCAGGTATTAAAAAAGGCGGTAGCCGTGAAACTACCGCCTAACGGCCCGTGTATATGTGATTATGAAAGAAGCCTTTGGATTTACGCTGTTACCTTTTTCAATTCCCCTGAACCTGTTAAAGTTACAGAGAAAGATGCAACGGCGTTGTTCTCACTGTTTACCTCTAGTGATGTGATAATTGCATCACCTTGATACCAGCCCTCGTCCAGCTCAAACGTTCCATCTTGTTTAGCCTTGCCGAAAACAAAGCTAACAGACTCTCTAGTAACTGCCTTGTCTAGCAGCGTGTCGAAAGACAAAGTGCCTGTTTTCTTGGTAATTAAAGCGTCAGATGTAACCGTGTAGGATAATTTACCCGGTAAATTTGATACCCAAACAGGTGACATTTTATTACTCGTGTCAATTGAATCTGCCGAAAAAGACAAATTAGCTGACGTTGCGAATGCTAGTGGCAAATCGTCAACGTAGATAAACAGGTAATCGGCTAGGATTAAATCTGTATTTGGGTTATAAGTAGTTCCACTTGGCATATTGTAGTTAGTTTAGTTTAGTTTAGTTATTATCTTATTGAATTTCAAACAACAAGACTTGTATGTACTTGTTGTCTGCATAGTCCTCGGTTGAATCCGATAAACGTACTTGTATTTGATTATCAGTATTTTGAAAAAACGTACCTTCCAAGGCGTTATTAACGGCTTCCGCAATCTCCTGCGAACGGTCGTAACTATCTGATACTATTGTTACATAGACTTTGCAATTGTCGTTGTACACTCCCATCTTTGTATAGTCCTTGCTATACTCGTCCCTGTAATAGACTATTAAATCACCTTCAGTTGATTGAGGGGCAACGAGCGGGAATATTTTATCTCCAACAAGTTGTTTAACATCCTCGTTATCAATTAGTATCTTTCTTATTACCGTCCCGATACGGAATTTGGATTTTGCCTTGATGTACATTATTGTCTCTGTTTTATTCTGTTTATTGCCGCCGTGATAGCGTTAGTTAGCTCGGTTAATGCTTTATCCTTAGTTGTTGTTTATCGCATCCGTCCAAAAGTGATTCGCTGGCATTCTACCACGGTTAGCACCCGATTTAGTTTGTCTTTGCACTGTACCCATATCAACGAGATGGGCGTGGTTACCTGCCACTTTAACCCCTTCCGAATCTTCTAAGCCGAACCACTTGGTACTACGAATAAAGCCGACAAGAGAGCCTAGTTTATTACGCTTGTTCCTGATTGTTATTGACTTAAGTAGAGAACCTTTACTATATCTTCCAACCCTGCTTATTATATTAGATTCACCAGCTCTTTTAAGGATTGTAGCACCCTTGCGGATTCCAGTTCTTACAACCTTGTCTTTCTCCACGTCTTCCAAGCTATCGAGAGCGGCGTAAATCTTGTCAATATCAACAAGTTGAAGTTGCATCAGTCGTTAATCTTTTTAAGCGTTATTATCATTGAATTATCAGCCCTGTTGCGGTCTATCGAGGTGATATTGTAATCGTTACCCTCGTATTCTACTCGCATCTTGTCGTTTACTTGCGGGTTATAGCGGGAAAGAAATTGAATAGTTGAACGGTTGAATATCTCCTTTGCGTCTGTAACGTCATCCTGCGTTAGTTTCTTCTTGTACGCTTTTTGCTGGAATACAAGAATGTAAGTTGGAGTGACATAGCCCGTTTCGCTCGTTGTCTCCTTTAACTCTTTAAACGTTAGTGTTTCCGTCAATATTCCCGCTTTCATCGTTTTTGTTCTTTACAAGTGCGTTATAATCTTTATATTGATAGATTAGATGCTGGTAAGCCAATGGTATCTCGTAATTCTTTGTTGAGCTAATAGCCTCTCTGTTATTGTAATAGCTACCGATTAATAGTAACGCTGCGTGGTGTAGCGGTGCTGGTAGTTCCCCGTCCTCGTTTACTAGACTACATAAAGGTCTTTCTATCTCGTTCTCAATCGCTTGCGTTGCCGCCTCTTCCAAAAGGGTCAAGTAGTAATCGTTTTGAAGGGTGGAATCACCCAAGATGTTCAGGTGATTCCTTATATCTTCAAGTTGCACGTACATAGGCTATTACGCTTTTAACGTACCGATTACGAAAGATTCTTTTCGGCGTGGTGCGAAGTCAAAGTAACTGTTCAACACCAAGTTTATTTTCCCGTCAGCGGCAGACGTGTAAGGGTCTACAGTTACTTCGATGCCACCGAATTGGGCGATAATCAAGTCGTTCCAAGCGCCGCAAATAATTTTAGCGTCAGTCTTAACTGCAGATGTTGCAAGTGCGGGATAACCGTTTACCTCGTTATCAACCAACACAAATTTACCTTCGATAGCTTTGGATTTTTTCAAGGCTGCTTTCGCCTTAGGTGACATCACGTAAGACAATTCACCTAACGTGTTGTTATTCTCAACGTTACCTTCCATATCGACAACCAAATCCCAATTTGAAGTTGCTCCCGAACCAGCGGTAACGGTACTAATACCTAAACTAGTTGTGAATAAACCAGTTGGAGCGGCAGTAGTTCCGCTAGTATCGGACAAGATGGTAGATTCCAATTTAGCCGCTACAGCGTTAAGTATATCGTTTCTAAGCATTTGTTCAACATCCTCGCTTGTTTGAGTTAAGAACATTTTTGAAACAGCAACTTTAGTCGTTAAACGTTTGGGTTTCAAGACAATTTCAGAGAAAGTTCCCTCTCCAGCGGATGCCGTTGCGGTTTCGCCAGCCCAAGCAACGTTACTACCTGAATAAACAGGGATTGAGATTTCCCCTTGGATACCAGTTAGATAATTAGCACCAGCTTTTGCGAGTACCAATCTTTCACGCAAGGGCAACAAGATAGCTTCTTTATTCTCGATAATTGCGGGGTCTCCAGTGGTCGTTGTAATATCCGCTCTCACTTCCATCGGTATCGTTAAGTTGGAGTTGCAAGTAATTCCAGCGTTTTTAAATTCTTGTGCTCCAGCATCTAGCATCGCTCTTGTTTCGTCAGAATATTGTTTTCCGTTTAACTCTTCACGGATTGCGTTTAGTATTGAATATTTCATTCGTTTACGTGTTTTAATTTCATTATTATCAGTTATTTGATTAAGATTGCGTTTGTTATCGTTATCAATCTGTTTAAGCTGGTTGTCTATATCGGTTAGTTCCTCGTGTAGGCGTTGTATCTCGGTGTCTTCCGACTCGTTTAGCTTTCTTTGTTCTGCCTTGCACAAGTTTATAATTGATTCAATTTGTTCGACAACCTGACAACGTTTGTCTAGTAATTCTAGGCTGTTCATTTACCCAAGTATTTAGTTTTTAATTCTTTATAGTATTGTTCTAGCTCTTCTCTAGCTTCTTTTGCCTCCTGTTCCTCAATCTCCTCGATGCTGCGTTTAATTTCAACTGACGTGGTTGGGTAGGCTGGTTGACTAACGATTGAAATATCAAACAATTGGTCAAATTGTTGGATGGTGCGTAAATACGTTCCATCGCTTTGCTTGCGTACCGTGTAACCGCCTTTGGAACAGCGAAATGCGAAAGAACACTTGTTAATATCGCCCCGTCTTACCATTTCCAAGACCTCGTCACCTAGTTGCGTGCGAGGGGCTTCAAACTCGAATGCTAACCCTTTATCGTCAACAACAAGGGCTAAAGTTCCCGTACCTTGGTTGCTACGTGCTAGTATACCTCTATTCTTGTCGTGCTCGTAGAGTGCGAAAATGTCGGATTTTTCCAAGACGCCGTTTAAACTCTGTGGTTCAATCACTTCTTCTATTTTTTTGTTTATTCTTGTCGGCGAGTTGAAGACTATAGCGTAGCCCCTCAATAACCTGCTCTCGTTATCGTGTTCTATATCAACGTTAAAGCTTCTTATTTCGTTGTTTTCCATTTTTTATAATAACTTCTACATATTATGTTATAATTTGTGTCACAGTGATTTACTTGTTTTCGAGGGCTGCTATTCTAGATTCAAGTGATTTGATGTATGTTTGCAAGCAAGTCATAACGCCATCTTCAAGATTCCAAACATACATGTCATAACTATTTCTTACCTCCAAGCAATTTTTTCCGTTACCGATTCCACCGACAACAAAATGCGTTCTTTGCTCGTCAGTTGTCCCGGTGGCCGATTTTGTGTAATATCCTAAGTTTATTTCATACCCATTTTTGGGCTTAGCGTTTGTTCCAATTGCAATTTGATTATTGTCATTTGCTTCCGTTTCACTTCCGATTAGCACGCATTTACTATTGTTCATACTTCTTGCGTTAGAGTAAGCGCCTATCGCAACTTGCTCGTTACCGTAAACTTTTGCCCTGCATCCAATCGCAACTGAACGCAAACCGGTACTAGTGTTCTCGCCTAACGCTATATCGGCACTGTTTTTCCAGCTAGTAAAGACGGGGTCCGTTTCCTCTCCACTTGTCCCGCCACTTATCACCATATCCCCTTGTCCTAGAATACTTTCGCCGTTAATTGTTTTGATGTTCTCGCCACTAACTAGCTTGTCTTGCTTGTCATTCTGCAAGTTGGATATGCTAGTGTTTATTTGTTCCAACGTTGCTGTATCAATAGTTCCTTGTACCCCTTGCGGTCCTGTAGGTCCAATTGGTCCTGTTACTCCCGCTTCTCCTTGTGGTCCAACTGCACCTTTATCACCTTGCGCTCCCACTGGTCCTTGCTCTCCTTTATCCCCTTTATCTCCTTGCGGTCCTGTCGGCCCGACTGGTCCTGTTTCTCCTTGTTCGCCTTGCGGTCCCTGTGGTCCTGTAGGTCCTTGCGGTCCTGTAGGTCCTTGCGGTCCGTTAATAATTCCAGTATAGATAAATTGTTTTATTTCAGCCATATATCCAAAAATTGTTTTATATTTTCGTTATTGTTCTTGTCGGGAAAATTGAAATCTTCCCTCGTAATCGTAACAATACTAACTAGTTGCCCTCTTCCCATCTTGTCCAGTTCTTGACTTGGAAGGAGGGCTAAATAAGTTCCTTCACTCTTTATTATCCCGTCCGCAAGCGTTACAACGTGAGCGTGTTCCTCGTCTAAATGCGTGAAATACTTGATGCTAAAGTCTTTAACCTGTTTCGGGTCAAAGTTCAACGCCAACCATATCATTAAATCAGTTCCCCGTTGTATCGTCTTCATTATCGTTCGTTTTTTGTTTGTTATTATTATTCAAGCCGTTAGCCACGTTCTGCGTTGTACTCATATTGATTTGGATAAACGTGTTATCGCCATCCGCAACTGGCGGTAAATTCAACGCCCTGCGTACTTCATTTTGCGATATAGCACCGATTTGGAATAGTTTATAATAGTAATCCGCTAACGCTTGCTTGTCAGCTCTAAGTAATTGACTATCATCGAAATTAACTGATAAATTGCTTTCGGACGGTTTGAACAACTTTCTTGTAAACTCCTCTTCAATCAATTCCAACCAAGGCTGCAAAGTGTCAGTTAAAAAGGCTAATTGAGTGGCTTCTAGCGAATTGTAGTTTACCTTGTCGTAATCGAACGCTTTAGTTGGACTGACGCCGAAAAATCTGCATATATCAATCACGTTAAATTGCCGTGCTTCAAGTAGTTGTGCATCGATTGGGTTAATAGTGACTGCCTCGTATTTCATAGTACTGTCTAACACTGCGATACCGTTACTATTACCGTTGCGGGCACTAAACGCCGTTTGCCAAGCCGTCCTAATCTGCTCTTTCTGTGCCGAGTTCAAGACTTTTTCACTTGATAGGATACCCGATAAGTTACAACCATTTTTGTAAAAACCCCTTGCGGACGATTCAGCATCAGAAGAAAGTTGAAGAGTATAGCGAGCGTTTTGCAACACGCTTATCCCGTTTATCCCGTCCACGCTGAACTTTTTCAAGTGAATCATATTGCAAGGCTCTATTAGCTTGCTATATCCTTGTACCCTGTAACTTAGCTTTTCCGTTTGCTCGTTGTAGTTAATATAGACGTTCTCGGGGCGTTGGAATTGCAAGGAGATTGCGTTACCCTTGCTATCCCTCTTTATCACGGCAAAACCGTTACCACGCAATAAAACACTATTAACCAACATTTTAATTAACAAAAAACGTGTTAAATGCTGGTGAGGGTGTCGATTAAGGACCGCATAGACTGGATGCGTGTTATTGTTCTGCTTGTAACCGTCCTTGTCTACGAGTAAATCGATTGGTAACGAGGCGATTGCGTCAGAGATAACGTCACAGCACCTGTAAACGGCTGGTAGCGTCATCGCATAATCTGTTGAAGAATAAGAGGTTATCGTGTTAAAACCTAGTGCCGTGGCGATTGCGTTCACGTCAGCATCTATGCTTCTCTTCTCCTTGTCCTTATTTTTAGTCTTAAATATATCTAAGATGTTCATTATTATTATATTATGTATTTATTAAAACACGTATAACTCGTAATCAGAACTGAATTGAGGTTGTTGGAAGTAAACCCCGAGACACTGTATAATAGCGACAACACCGTCTATCTTGCAAGTTTTCCAACTACCAGCCTTGACAGGCTTGCAATTGTTGTTACTGTCGAATTTTAGGGTCGTGTTTTTGAAACAAAAGCGTGTTATCTCGTTGTTATCCAGTACAATTAACCCGCCGAGAAACAACCGTTCCAGCTCTTTCGTGGGGCGATTGAAAGACACTAGCGATTGACTGAACACTTCCAAGGGTAGCCCTTTTGTCGTGGCGTCTATAGCCCATTGTGTCGCGTTAAACTGGTCGTAACCGATGCTTTGGATGCTATACAGGTCATTCGCCTGCATTAAATCCTTGGTTATATAGTCGTAATCGGTAACGTTACCGGGTGTTATCGTTATTTGTTGCCGGGTATTCCAATCCTTGTACTTGTCCTTGTTTGGTGATGTATTTAGGGCTTCCTCGGGCAAGTAGTATTTTACCTTGAAGTAATGCTTACCGTCTTTCAGCCACATGTAGCTGACAGCGGTAAGGTCACTTGTTGCGGCAAGGTCAACGCCAATCCAGCAATCATAGCCTTTAAACTCTTCAAAATCAATACTTTTTGTTAGTTTCAAAACGGTTTCACTTGGTATCCAAACAATCGACGTATCACACCAAATGTTCAGTGTCTTTGTTTTCACGCCTGACTCGTCACTAGGGTTGTTCTCTGCCTTTGTAACCTGTTGTTTAATAAAGTCTTCCGTTACCGTTACACCCAAGTTGGGGTTTGATTTTTCCCAGTTAGAAGAACTTTTCCAATCGTCCGATTCGTCTAGGCTATATATAGCCGTGAATTGGGTAATATCCTCTTTTACACCTCTTAGTATCTCTATCGCTGTTGTACGTGCGGCGTAACAAGGTCCTGTTTTGTCGAATCCCGCTGTTGTAATCGTTACCGCCAAAGGTTCTGACCGCATTCCCTGCGAGCTTGCGAGTACATCGTATAGTTTATTCGTTTTGGATGCGTGCCTTTCGTCAATCAAGAACATACTTGCGTTGAAACCGTCCAGCTTGGAATCGTCAGCGGCTAGACACTTTAGCTTGCTGTTTGTGGCCTGCAAGCGTATATTGTCTCTGAATGGTTCAAGATAAGTAGCCTTGGGGTCTAGCTGTCTAGCAAGCACGCTACACATTTCAAAGGATATTTTACTCTGTTCCTTTGAGTTAGCCGCTAATAGCACCTCCGCTGCTGGCTCTCCATCGGCAATTAAGTGATACAGGCAAAGTGCGGCGGCGAAAAAGGATTTACCGTTTTTTCGGGCTATCTCGATGTACACTGTACGAATTAGTCTTTTCTTCGTTTCTTTCCGTTGAAAGCCGTATATGTTGCAAACTAGCCAATATTGCCACGGTTCAAGTTGAAAGGGCTTGCCAGCGTGTACACCCGTGTAGTGTTTAAGCGTTGAAATAAAGCTACTTACCCTATCAACACGGGAAGGTACAAACTCAATATCGGGGTGTTGAAATAATGCAAGATATTGTTTACAAGCAAGATAGATGTACTCGCCAGCAACAACACGTTTTTCCACCACGTCAATTGCGTACTTTTTATACTTAAATAGCTCATCTTTCATCACTTTGGTTGATTTAAGAACTTAATTAGCGGGCTTTCCTCTTCTTCCTCTTCTTCCACTTCTTTAACCTTGGCCTTGGATTTAGGGGTCATTTGAAGTTCACTTAACAACCTGATAATTTGTAATTTGGTCGAGTTCTTGATTACTAACAAAGGATGCTTGTTGAAGTTACCGTACCTGTCAGGTATCATCAATCCATCTTGTTTAATTCTTTGATTTATTTGAATATAGGTGTTATATGCGTCTTCCAATAAATTTAAAGACCCGATTAGATTGTCGGGTATAGTGTTATCGTTATCCTCTTTTATCTTGGTTATAAGGTGTTTAAGCACGCTAGCTGTTTCCGCCTCGCTCTCTTTACTAATCACGTATTTAGCCATTTTTTCAAAACTTTCTACTTTAAGTAGCTGATTTTGTGCTACAACGGCTTCTCACGCTAAAATATGAACCATTATGAACTTGATTAACGTGATTAACTGATATACTATTGCACCATATTTAATTCTTTAAATTTTTTACGTTATGAGAAAGATTTTTTATTTATTAATGTTGTGTGTTTCAATTTCTTTCGTTGCTTGTTCTGACAGCGATAACGGTGGTTCAATGAAAGTTAAAATTGGAAAAGTGACCTGCAATTTTGACGAGTTCGAGGGGGTTTATTACGCCTCGCAAAAAATGTTCGGTGGTGTAACTATAGCTGAATCGAAAGACGGGATTGGAACAACTTTACGACTAGAATTGCGTGATATTGATTTAACAAACGGAAAAATTAAAGTGTTAGATTCTGAAACAGACAGAATGGTTGAAAAAGATTTGGAACTTAACAAAGAGTATGTTTTTCAAGATATTACGGCAACTATTATCCTAACAATTGATGAAGAGCTATTTGACACCCGATACGATACTTTCGGGGCCGCTAAAACGACTAAAATAACCATCCTTGACTGGAATGCGGAAAAGAACTACATCAAGTTCAAATTGAGTAACTTGGTATTCGAGAGCGAAAGCATTGAATATGGTGAGGTTGTAACTGGCAAGGAAAAATTAGGCTGTGAAGACTTAACTATCGAGTCAACGTACGAAGAAGAATAATTAGACAGACAACGGGTAATAGCATACTCGCTGAGCAACCAAGCCTAGAGGGGAAGACTTTCACAAGTGTTTCCCCTCTATTTTTTTACTACATATAATATAGTATGCATTAACGCTCGATTTGATATACCATATTATATGTTGAAGGGGGTGCAGAATTTGCACCCTAA